GATGAAGGCCTCGCCCTCGAGCTCGGCGAATACGATGCCGGCCTCGTCCTCGAGCCAGGCGGCCACGTCGAAGGCCGCGTCGTCGATGAGGTCCTGCGACGCGAGCGGGTTCGCGTACATGTCGCGGATCGGGATGGAGATCCGGTCGAGGCTCGGGGTGCTGGTTTCGGACCTGGTGCCGATCTCGTCGGCCCAGCCACCGCCGGAGCCGCCCTTGTTGACCATGAGCTGCGCCTCGCTGGTACCGACGGTCTTGACGTCGGCGAGCTGGCGCATGACGCACTGTTTCATCGAGACGCGGTCGATGCCGGCCTCGAGCTCCGGGACGACCATGAAGCCGCCGCTGGTGTTCACGCCCTCGGTGGCCGAGGCCTTGAAGACCTGGCCGGCGTCCTTGTCGTGGGCCCAGGCGTTGAACTCCTTGAGGGCCGCCGACTTGCCGCCGACGTCGCCGCCGGCCGTGCCGAGGTTCATGCGGTTGACCTGCGCCTGCAGGGCCGAGAAGTCGTCGACGATCTTCTGGTTCTTGGCCACGTCGGCGTCGATCCGCGCGAGCTTCGCCTCGATCTCGGCGACGCCCTGGCCCTTCTCGAGGGCCGCGAGACGCTCGTCGTTCGTCTTCTTGTAGCTCGCCCAGGACGACTGGAGCTCGTCCAGCGCTTTCTTCAGTTCGGGATCCATACGGGTCTCCTTATTGCATGGACTGAGCGACCCCATGCAGGGCCGCGACGATGCTGTCGACTCCGGCACGCGACGCGCCGGCATCCCGCCGGAGGGTCTTGTAGCCGCCCGAGGCCAGCGCTTCGGCCTCGGCCCGAGAGAATCCCGCATCCCGCAGGAAGCCCTCGTAGTCGCGGATGGTCTGTATCTCGAGCGCCCGGGGCTTAGGCGCGAGCGCCTTCGGCGGGTGCTGGAACCCGATCTTAGAGAGGTCGAAGCTCGCGAGCGCCGCGGCCTTGACCGTCTTGTGTACCCTCGACGCGAAGCCCTTCTCGACCGCTTCGTCAGCGGTCAGCCAGGTCTCGTCGTCCATCATCTGGCCGATCTCGTCCGCGTCGAGACCCGAGCGGGCCGCGTACAGGTTGATCAGCTCGTCGCGCATCTTGTCGAGGACGTCGGCCGTTTTCCTGAGCTCGTCCGCCTCGCCCCAGGCCACGGACCAGGGGTTATGGATCATGTAGTACGAGCCCTCGTCCATGACGAGCTCTTTACCGGCCAGCGCGACGACCGACGCGATCGAGGCGGCGATGCCGAGGACCTCGACGGTGATCTTGCTGCGCTCGTGCGCCAGCAGGTTGTAGAGGGCCATCCCGGTCGTCACGTCGCCGCCCGGGGAGTTGATGTACACGGTGATCGCCTTCTTGTCCCGGACCAGGTCGAAGGCGTCCTTGAAGTCGGCGACCGTTATGCCCCAGCCGCCGATCTCGTCGAAGATGGATATCTCGGCAGTGTCGGCGAGCGCCTGCATCGCGAACCACTTGCTACGCATTCTTCTTCTCCTTCTCGTCGTCATCGTCGACGCGATCCATGTTCGACGGCGTCAGGTAGAGGTCGCCGCCCTCGATCGGGTTCATGTTCTCGCGGTCGCGGATGTCGTTCGCCGACAGCCAGCCCCACTGGCGGCCCGTCGCGTAAGCCTTGTACCGCGTGGCGATGTCGCCGCGGAGCATGCCCTCGGGGTTGAATTCCGGCATGTACGTCTTCTGCGCGGTAAACAGCTGCCGGTGCAGCGACTGCTCGATGCGCACGAGCCACGGCCGGATCGTGTGGATCATGAAAGAAAGCATGAACTGCTCTGCGCTCGCATACGTCGTCGTCGACTGATCTGCCTGCAGAAGCATGAGCGGCACACGGAAGATCCCGGCGATGTCGGATCGTTGTAGCCGCCGAGTCTCGATGAACTGCGACTCCTCGGCGCTCATCGACAGCTTGGCAATGTCGGCGCCGTCCTCGAGGATTGCGGTTTTTCTGGCGTTCGCGGATCCCGAGTACGTATCGTTCCAGCCGTCGCGGAGGCGCTTGACCGCCGCGTCGTCGAGTCGCTTCGGGTACTTGATGACGACGCCTGGCGTCGCGTCGTTCCTGAATAGCCGGCCGGAGTATTCCTGCGTCGCCATGGCCGAGCCGATCACGTCCTTCTGGTAGCCGATCACCGAGCGGCCCGTAATCCCGTCCTTGCCCGGCATCGCACGGATGTGCAGCATGTCCTTCTGGAGTAGAACGAGGCGATTCCCGTTAGCTCGCTCGACTTCGTAGACGAGCGAGTAGTCGGGAAGCTGGTTGACCTTCACGCGGTCGGGGTGGAAGGGGATGATATCGTCGACGTAGTCGTCGCCGTGGCGGAGGATCGCGGCGTAGTAGTTACCCCGGAGCGCGAGGTGCTCGACCATCTGCTCGCGCCATTCCATCGAGGTCTGCCAAGCGTTCGGCTTGGTGGCCAGGACGTCGTACAGCGGATGCGCGTAGGCCCGTTCCTTGCCGCCGCCATCGAGGCGCTTGTAGACGTGAAGCGGGAGCGACCCGATCGTCTCCGAGAGGATACGCACACACGCGAAGACCGTAGAGACGGCCAGGGCGCTCTCGTGGCTTACCGTCTTGCCGCTCGCGCTCGGTGATCCGAGCAGGAGCTCCGACAGCTCTGAGCGGTCGAGGCGGTTGACTATCCTGAGTGCCAGGCGCTGCATCGCGTTCAGCTTGCTCATATCGTGAGAAGCCCCCTCTCTTCGTAAGCACTTGGCTCGGCTTCGACGAGCACAACCCCGCGACCGAGCGCCATGACCGACGCGACGACGCCGTCGATGCGCTTGCCGGTCGTCTCCCGCCGCGGCTTCATCGGCATGATGTTTCCCTGCCGGTCGCTCTTCACTTCGGTGCAGGCGATCATCCAACGGATGATCGGGTTACCGTCGTGCTCGACCTCTCGGGCTAGGACTTTCTTCTCGAACGTGTCCGAATACGGCGCCATCGGGTTATATCGCTGTGCGCACTGGACCATGGTGAACTGGCCGGAGAGGTGGTTCACAATCTCCTGGGCCTTCCACGGGTCGTAGATGATCTCGTCGATGACATAGCGGACACCGAGCGCGCAGATCTCCTGCTCGATGAAGTCGTAGTCGATGATGTTGCCTGGGGTCGTGATGATGAGGCCCTGCTCCGCCCATTGCGTGTACGGGACCTTGTCCTCGCGTTCGCGCTCGAGGAGGTTCTCCTCCGGCATGAAGAAGCGGTACACGAAGCGCCAGCGCTCGACTGGCTTCGTCGGCCTGAACGCGAGAACGATCGCCGTCAGGTCCGTCGTGCTCGACAGGTCGAACGCCATCACGCACCGGCGCCCGAGGAGGTCGTCCTCGGTGTACGATCCCTTGCAGGCCAGCCAGCGCTCGTCGGTGATCCACCTGGTCGCGGCTTGGGTCCAGACGTTGAGGTTCTTGGTCTTGATGTCGTTCTGCTTGGCTGGTGACGCCAGGGCGAGCTTCACGCGGGACTCGATGTACTCGGGGTTCACCGATACGCCGAGGTTCGGGTTCGCCTTGATCCAGACGTCCGGGTCGGTCCAGTCGTCACCCTGGTCTAGGGTGTAGATGATCGCGAACGTGTCCTCGGGGATGACGCCGATCGAACCCTCGAGAATTCCGATCGCCATCGGGCGCTCCTGCTGGTAGCAGGGGCCCATCATGTTCGTGCCGGCCGTCGTGATGATGAGCGTCAGCGGCTGCCGGCGCGCGCCCATACCGGACTCGAGAACCTCGATCAGCGAGCCGTCGGGGTGCGCGTGGTATTCGTCGATCAGGGCGAAGTGCGGGTTGAGTCCGTCCTCGCTCTTCGAGTCGCGGCCGAGCGGGCGCATGCGCGCCGCCTTGGTCGAGCGCAGGGTGATGATCTGCTTCGACTCGTAGACCTTGGCCAGCTTCGCGAGCGTTGGATGCCCCAGGATCTGCATCTGCGCCTCGCGCCAGCCGAGCGCGGCCTGCTCCTGCTTCGTCGCTGCGAAGTAGATCTCGGGGCCCTCCTCGCGGGGACGGTCGGCGAAGAAGACGTAGTTCGCGATCGCGGCGCCCTCGGTCGTCTTGCCGTTCTTGCGGGCAACCTCGATGTAGGCGCGGCGGAAACGGCGCGTGCCGTCCAGGCGGCGCCAGCCGAAGATCGAGCCGATGTGGAACTTCTGCCAGGGCTCGAGGCGGATCCTGGTATCGCGGCCGCCGTACCGGCTGGCCCACTTGCCCTTGGTGTGACGGAGCTGCTCGACGAAAGCGATCGCGTGATCAGCCCTGGACTCGTCGAAGCGGTACGGGAAGCTGGCGGTCTCCTGGCGCTTGAGGTCCGCCATGTGACGCCGGCAGGCGAGCTTCACGTAGCGGCACGCGACGACGCGGCCCTCGAGCACGTCGTGGGCGTAGGCGGTTACCGGGTGCATGGCCACCACCAGGGCAAGCGCGACGAGCCGCGCATCATTCCGCCTCAAGGATTCCCTCCATGTCGTCAGGGGCCGAGTGCTTCGGGTCGACAGGAGTACCGATACGTGATCGGCTCGCCGGCGTCAGGCCGTACTCGGCGAGGAGCCCGCGGGCTGCCGTGAGGAGCTTCGTCGCGTTCGTGAGCTCGGGGATATTCTGGCTAGTCTTCCCGCGGAGGTAGACCGAGAGGTTGCGCTTGCGCTTCTTACCGTCATCGCCGTACTCGAAGGCCACGGCCTCGAGGCATTCGCGGGCGACGTTGTACGCGGAGCAGGCGAGCTCGAGGCCGGGTAGGTCGCGGGCTCCGAGGAGACCATGAGGGACGAGGGCCTCAGTCACGGTCCGGTACATGGCCTTGCCGTACTTGCCCAGGAACGCCGGGGCCCGGGGCGTCGCCGTCACGGCGTCCTCGGGCTTCGTCCAACCGCCCATGCCGGGCGCGGGTCCGCGCTTCATGCTTCGGACCCCTTAAGCAAGAACTCCTGCGCGAAAAAAGTTGACT